TCCGGCGCCCGTGGCTCTGGTGGCGCTGCCGGCGGTGGCAAGGCCATGGTCCGCTCTGCATTCGAGCAATTGGACCCCGCCGCCCGCATGGCATTCGTCAAATCTGGTGGTGCCGTCACCGACTGACCGTCAGCAAGCACATGACTTTCCGGCGCCCGCCACAAGCGAGGCGCCTTTTCTTTCGCCGATTCCTCGGATGGGGAACGGAGCACCGGGTTGGATGACCCGACCAAAACCAACGTCAATTCCCCATCATAGGAGGCCAAAGTGGCCAATACGCTCACTTCTCTTACGCCTACCATTTACGAAGCCCTCGATGTTGTTTCCCGCGAACTGATCGGGTTCATCCCCGCCGTTTCGCGTAATTCCAGCGCCGAGCGCGCCGCCCTGAATCAGACCATTCTTGTACCAATTACCCCGGCCATCGGCTTGGCTGACAACACCCCTGCCGTTACCGCGCCGAACACCGGCGACGAAACTATCGGAAACGTGTCGATGACCATCAGCCGGTCAAAACATGCGCCGGTTCGATGGAATGGTGAAGAGCAGCGCGGCTTAATCAATGCCGGCAGTTACCAGGGAATCCTGGTTAACCAGTTTGCTCAAGGCTTCCGTGCGTTAACCAACCAGATCGAAACTGACCTTTTCACCACGACTTATCAGAACGCATCCCGCGCCTATGGAACCGCTGGTACTGCGCCGTTCGGCACCGCCGCCGATCTCTCGGACCTTGCTCAGACGCGTAAAATTCTGGACGATAACGGCGCTCCGCAGAGCGATCTGCAGGTCGTACTCGGGTCCTCCGCTGTCGCCAATCTTCGCGGCAAGCAGTCCTTGCTGTTGAAGGTAAATGAATCCGGCTCTGACGCTATACTTCGTCGCGGCATGATAAGCGACCTTCCGTTGGAAGGATTCGATCTGCACAATTCTAATGCCGTGCAGGCCGTTACCAAGGGCACCGGTGCCAGCTACACCACCGATACGGCTGGCTATGCCGTTGGTTCTACGCAGATCACACTGATCACAGGCACCGGTACGGTTCTTGCTGGTGATCGCGTGACCTTCGCTGGCGATACCAACATCTATGTTGTAGCCGTCGGCATCGCAGCTCCCGGCGTCATTACGCTAGCCGCACCTGGCCTTAAAGTGGCAATCGCCACGTCGGCCACTGCCATGACCATTGGCAACACGGCAACCCCAAACCTGGCGTTCAGCAAGTCGGCCGTTCAGCTTGTCACTCGTCCGCCGGCCCTACCGGTTGGCCCCGATGGTCGCACCATGGACATGGCTGATGACATGATGACGGTAACCGATCCGGTGACAGGCATTACGTTCGATGTGGCTGTCTATCGCCAATTTTTGCAGATGGTTTTCCACATTCGATTGGCGTGGGGGTACCAGGCGGTAAAGCAAAATCACATTGCCACGCTGCTGGGTTAATAAAAATCGGCGGGGGTTTCGGCTCCCGCCCTTTTTTGAAAAGGGATATCCTGACCATGATCTGTGAAACCGTAAAGGTGTCCGCCCCGGTCACTGACGAAAACCCGCACGGGTATGTCGTCATCAACCTCTCAGACCTTTCCGACGAACACGAGCTTTTCGACGAGAGCAATACGCTGGCCAAAAGGGGGCGCCAGAAGAAGTCCTCCAATGCCCAGGGTGATGCAACGGCCGATGAAAGCGCGGCCGAGGAATAATCCATGGCCCTCACCGATGCCCAGATGACTGACTGCCGGCGCTATATGGGCTATGCCCTGGCGGGCACGACCATGCCGATCACGGCGGATCAAGACTTAGTCTATGGGCAATTCGGCCTGGTCACGATGTCGCTTTACAAGCGGCTGACGACGCTGACCGCGAGCGAAGAGGCGGTGGTCGATACCTACCTGACCAACCTGAACGCGCTGGAAATTGCAATCGTGGGTGCCGGGGCGAACCTTGACACCGACATTGCTGCGGTGTGGACCCGCAACAAGACTGAGGTCGCCGACCGCACTGCTCTCTATCGGCAACAGCGCCGGGAACTCTGCGGCATCCTCGGATTTCCGCCAGGGCCCGGCCTTGGGTCGGGCAATTCCCTGTCGCGCTGCTGATGGCCGAAACCCTGACGCCCGACCAGAAGGCGGCCGAAAAGGCTGCTGATCGGCACCGGAAGGAAGTGGAAGCCGGCTTGATGTCGGCATTGATGTTTCTCCGCACCAGGGTAACGCTTGCCGTGTGGTGGATGCCTGACACATGGAATGAGTTCGCCGACCGAGCGACCAGCGCCATTGATCCGGCGTTTGCGGCTCACGACCAAGCGGCAAAATCGGTGTGGTTGGGGTTTGATAGCCTCGACCCAGCAACCTTGGAAGCCGAGCGTCGTTACCGAGAAAAATGGATACAGGAATTCGGCAACAGCAGCCGCCGCGCCGTCGAAAAGGCGTTGTCGTGGGGACAAGTCAATGGGCTGTCAGATGCCGACATGGAACGCGTTCTTACGGCAATTTCCGGGATGAATGGCAATCAGGCCGGCTCAGTGATGGCCAACTGGCTAATGATGCAGGAATCCGGTGCATCCCCCGGCCTCATGCACAAAATGTTGGCCGATGCAGCTGACAAGGCTCTGAGAGACCGGGTTAAAACGGTTGCTGGAGACGTGCTTTGGACGGCAGTGCAAATGGGTCAGATGGCTGCCGGAAAGCAGCAGCAGCGGGCGACAAACGCAAGCGTGACCAAGAAATGGGTTACAGCCGGCGATGAAATCGTTTGTCCGGTTTGCGGGTCACTGGATGGCAAGTCGGCACAAATTGGGGAATCGTTTCCTGGGGGCCTGATGATGCCTCCGGCCCATTCAAATTGTCGCTGTCACACTGATATTGAGGTTTCTGAATGACCATCATCTGCGCGTTGCACGAGCCTGGCGTCGGGACCTGGATTGGGTCGGATACTGCCAGCATTCGCTCTGGCATCCGATGCACCGACAGAGGGCCAAAATGGACCGTGGTGGGGTCGCGGGCCATGGGCGCGGCGGGCTCGCATCTCATCGCCAGTGTCATCGAGGCACATGCCGACGAACTGCTGACCGGCGACCAAACGCCGTTCGACCTGGCGCGTAGGCTGCGCAAGCTGTTGATGAGCGACTACGAATATTCCGCGAAGGGTGATCCGGGTGAGGCGCCGGTGCTGCAGGCCTGGGTCATCTATGCAACTGAAACCGGTGTCTGGCATTTCACGACGGACGGCGGCGTCTATGTGGTCGGGGCCGGCCGGCTCTGTGCCGATGGCTCGGGCGAGCGCGTCGCCTACGGCGCCGATCATGCCATGCGGAAGTTTTGCGGAGAAACCCGGATCTGCTGCGCCTTGCGCGCGGCGATCGCCTTGGACGATGGCTGCAGCGGCGAACCGTGGATGCTGCTGCTGCCGGCGAGTGCCTAAAGGTGGACGGCGCCACACTTCAAGCGAAGGTCTGGAGCGGCCAAGGCAAAGCGGCGCAGCGCATTGGTCTGCCTTTCGATGTCTACCGCCCCGGAAACGTCCTGCCGACAGATACGACCAACCCGCTTGCGCCTTATAATAAGGTCACGACCCTTCCTGCTAATTTCACGGCAAACGGCGGATACACCAAACCTAATACCTATGGGCAGGCCACCTGGCAGGGAATGCTCGATGGGACAAAAGTCAAGGTGGGCGACTATCTCGACGGTACTCCCGGCACGTTCTTTATCGCTGCATTGCAACCTCTATTGCCGATTTTGGCGGTTGGATGCAATCGGATTGTTTCGCTTACCCAAGGAGGTTCAAACCCTATAGCTGTTGGTTGGCCAGCTTCGATCTTGGTTGAATCGCCTCGCGGCAATGAGCCGATTGAAGATATCGCGGGCAACCCGGCAACTCCTCATTGGTGGATGCTTTTGCCTGCGGTGCGGGGCATGACGTTCGATGTTGCTGACTTAGTGACTGATGACCTATTCCGCAATTATTTCATCACTTCCGCCGAACAAACTGACCTTGGTTGGCGCATTTCGATGATGCAGACGACGCTGCTGACCAATAGCGTGATCTTGCATTACCAGACCGTAATTGATCTGGTGGGCAAGCCGATAACCTACCGTCGCGTCAACACGCTAGGCGGGGCAAATCCGGCGCATAATCCGGTCACTGGGCCAATCTCGGTAACAGCCACTACGACGGCAGGATCGACGGCTATCACGCTGACCGCGCCATCTGGGAATTGGTTCCTGGCCGCAGGCGATAAGTTCACCATCGCCGGAAGTCCTACGGTTTACACCGTGACCGCTCAAAATGTGGCGTCTGGCGGCCATTTCAACGCCGTCCAGATCAGCCCGGCGCTTTCTGTTGATGCGGTGTCCGGGGCGCTTCTGACGGTGACCTGGGCGAACGATTATCCGATCAAGGGGCTGATTGGCGGCTATGACGCCACGCTTTTTGACGGGTCAACCATCCAAGTTTCTGACCTTCAAGTAAAGATCCCGCCGACCGCCACGGATGGTCGGCTTATCCCGAACCCGACGACGCTGGATGCCATCATCATCGACGGCCACAGCCGCACCGTTATCACCATCAAGCCAGAATATGCCGGCTCGGTGATTGCTGTTTATTCGATCCAGGCACGTTAAGGAGCCATCACACATGAACGAGAGCCTTTCCCCGCTCGCGGCTTTTGCCGCCGGCCTGTCGCAGTCGCCTGCCCTTGCTGAAGAGGCCAATGCCAAAGGCGTTTATTACGCCATTTGCACCGGTCCTGACGGTGAGGTCAAATGGACCGACACTTTTGAAAATGCGACCTGCGCCGAAGGCATCAACTATGTTCTCGATAAGGCACTGGCCGGATCAAGCTTCACCGCAACCTGGTATATGGGCCTCTTTAACTCCGGTTATAGCCCGACTGGCTCTGAAACTTATGCCGCCAAAGGCGGAACAGAGAACACCAACTATTCGCAGGCTAACCGCCCGACTGCCGCATGGTCTGCCGCTTCTGGCCGCTCCAAGGCATTGTCTTCCGGCGCAGTCTTTAGCATCAATGGTGCTGGCGGCACGATTGCCGGATGCTTCATGTGCGCTGGTTCGGCCACCAAAGGCGACAGCACGGCTTCCGCCGGCGTCAACGTCCTATTGTCAATCGGCGCTTTCAGCGGCGGCAATAAGACGGTCGCATCGGGCGACACATTGACTGTTAGTTACAGCCTAAGTGCTTGATATTAAAGGATAATATACCATGTCAGCAGTTTTCCCAAAAGGCGCCGCTGTGCGCCAGATCGTCGCCGCCCCCATTCAGGGCGCCGTTGAGGCTTTCACCATCGACCAGGAAACCGGTGAGGTTCAGTACCTCGTTAGCTGGAACGGCGCCGATGGTACGCCACAGAGCCGGTACTTCCTCGCTCACGAAATTGAGGCGGCAGTCTAATGGCAAGTGGCGTCGGCACGGCGACTATTAACTTCGGGGCCTTTCCTGGGTCCAACGAGGCTAGTGTCGCCGTGACGGGCCAGACTGCCATAAGTGGTACGTCTAATGCTGAAGCCTTCTTCATGGACGACAGCACGAGCGACCACACATCTGCGGACCATCTATACGCCCCAACCTTCATCGACTTAGCGTGCGGGGTGGTGACTGCTGGTACTGGTTTCACGATCTATGCCCGATCTCCTGAGAAGGCCCAAGGGACCTTCTTGGTGAGATGGGTCTGGTCCGACTGAGGATTAAGCTATGGCTTTTGACGCTAATATTAGGGGTCTAACCGGCACACAGGCTGGTGTTGACTCTAACAACAACCTGACCGTTAACCTTCCCACAACTCCCCTCCAGGCTGGCAGTGCCCAGGTGAGTTTCACCCGTGATTCGTCCACAGCACGCATTGGCCGCGTGACGGAAGAAGGGGACCAGTATATCAGCCAGAAGCTGGTGCTGTTCAAAAACAGCTTTAACAACCCCATTGCCACCACACCGATGTCCAGCCAGTGGTCGGCGGAAGCCACCACCATGACCCTGGCTTCTCAGGCCGGGTTCTACCGCTTTAACTCTGGCGCTGTTACCACGGCTACCACCGGCATTCAGATGCACTCCTGGCGCACGTTTAACGTGGAAGACGGGGCTCCTCTGAGCGGTCGTTTCTACCTTCGCCACACCAACGGCTCGGTCGCCAACAAACAGATTGACATTGGCTTCGGGTACGCCAACCCGGCCACTGGCCAGGGTTCAGCCACCAACGAGTTCATCGGCTTCCGCTGGACAACTGCTGGTGCCCTGCAAGGTGTTCTGGAATACTCCACGGGCGGTGCGCCCACTTCATTGACGGTCAATATCAACGCGGGTGTCCCGCTGTCTGATAACGTCGCCCGTACCTATGAAGTCCTTATGTGCGACGACGTGGTAGAGTTCTGGATCAACAACGTGTTCCAGGGCCAGATCGCCGCCCCGCTTGACAACCCCGGCATTCTGAAAGCCTGCGGTTATCCGATCTTCATGCGGCTGTTCAACTCAGGCTCCGCTCCCGCGTCG